GTTTTAGATTGGTATTATCTACTGGCCCTGAGTAGTCAGGCGCTTTCTCATTGCCCTTTTTATCGTTCTCAAACATAACGCCTAGCTTTTGATACACCTCAATGATCTTCATGCCAGCTTTTGTTTGGTCTGCTACAAGTATAATCTTACTATCGTTGCCCTGATTGTTGAGCTTGCCTTGTAGTATCATGCGCTGCGTATCAAATGGTTTGAATGCTGCACCTGAGTTAGTGTTGTCGTACTCTGCCATGCTTTTGGCTCCTGTATTACCAGCTATTGCCAGCGGTTTTGCTGCCGCTATCTGCGGCGTACTTGTTGCCATCCATCTTCCCAAGGAAGACATCGGCGTTAAACCCTAAGTGTGATAGGGCTTTGGTCAGGCCGTCAGTGACAGCCATCTTCGGTGCATCCTCGGCAAGTCTGCCCTTGGCTGCATCAAAGAACTTACGGCACCCAGTGAAGGGGCCGAATGCGTTAATCAATTCACCGTGCCATACCTGTACGTCTGCAACTACAGCCTTGTCGCCGTTGGATAGATCAATGAATCTTGTCTGGTTAATCCAGCCCCACCCTTTACCGATGGGGCCAAACTCTTCAGTAGCAGAGCGTATCTGATACATAGGATCAATGGCTGTAAATGATCGTGCGCCAAAGCTCACTTGCTTTAGGAACTTAGGATCTGATTGCTCAACCCTGTTCCATATCTCTAAGTTATTTATTTGTTTTATAGACATACTTTTTATTCCTCCCCATTACGCAGTGTGTTGATACCAATATTGTAGACACACTCTTTGTAGAATGCCTCTACCTCGTCCATATTTTTTATGTCACGAAGACGCTCAGTTACATAGCGTAGGTTAACAGCGCCCTCACGCTTTTGATTAAGCTCTGCTTGTGCTTTATTTCTAGCTTCTTCTAAAGATAACTCAAAATCTCTGGTAGCTTCTTTAGCTTTGCTTATTTCAATGTCATTTTGTTTACGTGCATCAGCTACAATCTCATTCCACGTGGGCCATACTTTATTATCAGAACCGTGGCATCCATAGCCATAGGTGTGACCCAATGGTCCTTTGCCGTGGCTCTTTACCCACAGTTTAATATTATTTGATTCCCACACAGTTGTAAGTGGAATAGGTCTTGGAAAGAAACCACGCTCCATGTACCTATCTATAGTTGATGTACCTAAACCGCACATTGCTATTACTGCTTTACGTTTCATCTTCATACCGCATTCTCCTTGCGTGTTGATATCCTAAGTGACCCGCGCTTGTCTCTGCGTATAGTTAACAAGTCGCAGTACACTTCCCGTTCGTTATCTCCCACCATTTGCTTGAGACTTTTCTTGGCTGACTCAAACGATTTGGCATAGGCTTCGTTGCCAATGTAGTCGTGAGCTATAGATGTAAAGTGATTGTCGCCATTGGCATCACGCTTAATCATATCATCTACAGGTATGCTATCTATCTTCATAGTTGCTGGCTGATCGTAGCCAAGCGGCTCTGTGTTTGTATCTACATGCGACCAGAACTGTTTGATCGCAGTCATCATCAGGTTAAAGTATGACTCACTCCATGCAACGTGCGAACACTCCCACTTGTTGTTGCCAAAGAAGGCAGAAAGGAAGCATCCGTCCTTGCCAGCCAGCTTCATGTAGCACTGTAACTGTGGCATGTAGTATTCAATCAGACCGTCCATAGTGTTGTATGAATTAGTATGCTTGCACTCAACAATAGAGCCACGACACATGCCATCAATCGTACCCTTCATAGGTACGCCATCAACATTGCGTTCGTATTCATACTGCTGGTTGTGCACTAGGTAATCATTCATGTCACGCTTGGGCATGCTCTCCTCAAACCACTGCATGTTGAATGACTCAGTGTAACTACCCATGCGTACCGCAAGGTTGTCATTAAGATCAGGGCTAGTTATCTTGCCTGTCTTGATCTGCCATAGATCATACCAATCTCCCTGCATAATTTTTACACAGTCAGACCCACCTATAAATCCCGTCCGCTTCATAACATTCTCCATTGTTATCAATACTATTTGTACTGCATATGTGCAGCAACATCAACAGCTATCTTAAATAATTCCTCAAGCACTAGCACCATCTCGCTGCGCCATTGGAATATACTTGGCTCTTGCTTTCTGCCACCGTCCCTTTCTAGCTGCATTTCTATCAGGCGATTCAGTCTCTCCATTCGCCTCTCCAATACGCCAATCCTCTCTAAACGCGCTGTGCTTAGAGGTAAGCTCTTCAATCGTTGCATCGGCGGTCTTGTCACCTTGCTCCTCCCTTAGTCTAGTTTCGTAGGTAAACCTGTATTCATCTAGCTCATCGTCTGTAACTGTAGTGGTGTGAACCAAGCCGTGTGATAGCCGACCATATAAGTAATCAACTGGTACATAATCTTTAGCTTTGATTCTTTTTTCTATGGCAGTGAATGGATTGAAGTCCCACTCGCTCTTGCTTTCTGTAGCTACAGCACGATTGGTCTCGTCAGCAGCAGACTTGGCAGCAGTGACAAACACTTTGACAGACGGCCAGTTACGCGCTCCATGAATGGCGCGTACCTGTCTGTCTGTTCTCTCTAAGAATAAATCAATCAAGCCATCGTTGACATGATTAGGCATAGCGCCATTGATGTCTTGCACAATGAACTTCATCTCTTGCAATAGAGTTTCGTTGGTCATGCCCTGCGGTGGTGTGTACCGCTTGAGTACAGCTTGCAGCCATTTGCCTACAGCCTGTGTTCTATAGTTATAATCAAGTTGTGCCATTGCGTTTGTCCTCCAAGCTAAACACATTATCATCCCACTGTGCATTGAGTATGTCATCAAGGCGGGAATCATTGTTGCTATCAAAGTGGGATAGATCATCCTCCCATCGCTCTGCGTTGAGCCATGTAGTAGGGTGAGGAATAAAGCGTATGTCTGTGTTGATGCTAACCAATTGAAACTTTTGTGCAGCCTCTATGATTACTTCTGCATCTTCTATCTCACATGCTTTGATGAATGCTATGCGAGCTACACCTTTGCCCATCCTTCTTGGGTATGACTGCCAGAATAATTTAAACTCTTCTGAGTCTGGAATCCTTGGCTTTCTTGCCATGCTATTCTCCTTGTATAATTTTCTCAAACTCTTCGCCTGACATTATGACTAAGGTCTGAGGCTTACCCGTTCTTCGTTTATAAAAGGCTATGTCTCTGCCTTCTAAGACAGTGAATGGACTAGGGAAGTTAGACTTATCTCTGTACTTAACTTCACCTACCAGCCATCGCTGTCCGTCCAGTGTGAGGTGGATGTCTCCACTCCATTCTCCACCGAGCGCACCACTGAGAGGGACTCGCTTGCACTCAACGCCGATTGACTTGAGCCATTCAACGAACCATTTCTCATGGTAAGTCCCTTTGTTTTTATTTTTGTTTGCCATCTATCCTCCTCATAGCAAGGCATGCACAGAAACCAATGCGTCTTAGGATACTTTCCCGACAGTATAGATACATAGTACCTACACTCTTGATCGCAGTGATCGCAGTAAGCTGACTTACCTTTGTTTGATTTGTAACTCACAGTCTAAGGCTTCCACCCAGCAAGCAAACATAAAGCCACTTGGCTTGCGCTTGCCTCGCTCCCACTTGTGAACTAATCCGTCTGAACATCCTATCTTAAAGTCTAAATCATTTTGAGATAGCTTTAAGTCTTTTCGCCTACTAATAAGCTGACTTATTATGTAGTCATAAGAGTTCATTTCGGTGGTGTTAGCTTCCGCTTATCACGATTAGGATGTGCACCCATCAAAAGTTCTAGCAATCTCCATACTTTCTTGGCTGTCTCATACCTTAGTTCAGAACCATTGACTGTCCTGTAGTATGTTGACGTAGGTACACCAGCTTTGATGAAGGCTTTAACCAAGGGAACATCAGCTTCCTTGGCTTTTTTGCAGAGCAAATCATAATAACTATTCATGCTCTCGTATTACTGCGCCTATGCAGCCTTGGTCAAGTGCTCCTTAATTGTTTCGTTAGCTTTTTCTGTTAAAGAATACTGCATCATCCTGCCTGTATTAGAATGAAACAATAATTCACCACGTTTAAAGTAAGCTGGTTGCATTAGCTTGAGCTTGTCTGCTGTTGATGTTCTGTTTGTCTTTGATACCTCAGATAAAGACTTAGATGTTATCATTTGTCTGCGTACCTCAAGTATCTTTGCAGCTAACAGTAACTTCATGCGGTGCTTGGTAATTGTATCTGCCATTCCGTATCTTTCGTATGAATTTAACGCCATGATCTATAGCGTATCTTCTAATGGTTGCTTGTTTAGTATTTAAGATACGAGCCGCTACATCCACAGTGTAATGATTACACAATGATTGCAGCAACTCTATCTTCTCTCGCTTGTGCCTTGCTTTAATCTCAGGCCAAGTCTCAAGGTAATCAGCCATCGCCGCCGCACTCTTGGCATGGTTCATAGCGTACATCTATGTACCCACCATTAATGAAGTCACGGATAGGTATTTCTTTTTCAATCAAGCCTTCACCATAGCATGTGCCACAGTAGCTAGGCTTCTTGTCTGATTCAGTAGGGGATGTCATCATCTATCTCCACTAAAGGCTGCCGTTCTTCCCAAGCCTTGGTTGCACGTTGAATAAATTTATCTCTGTTGAAGCGAGGATTGGTTTGTTCCAACTCATCAGCAAAGACATGAAGGTGAGACGGCCAGCTAACTGACCGCCCCAACATATCAGCTACAAACTCAAGCTGCTGTTTGTGTAGTATCATCGTCATCATAATGATGTGAAACACTGGTATCAATTACGGGGCAAATGCTTGTGTAGTCTGGCCCATACAAACCAACAGTATGCTCAGTCATAGTGCCATCATAATCTTTAGTAGTAACGACAAGATTGCGAGAGCTAAAGTTATTGAATAGCTTGGTAACTTTAAGCTCAACCTTAGTTACGTTGTGAATACTTAATGAATACATGCGTGTTCTCCTTACGCTAGTTCTAGCCATGACTTGTGCTTCATGGCCTTGATGATGGCTGCTTCACGGATACGCTTCGCATTCTCTGGCGATTTGGCTTCGTCCGTGTGTGTAGCCCATGATGTTAGACAGTTATACAAAGCCCACTTGGTATTACCTAACTGCGCTCGCTCATTATCAAAGCCACCCAGTAGATTCTGTAACTGTCTGTCATTAAACTTATCATGACTTGCCTTGTGTTGTACGTTACATAC